ACTAATAAGTCTTTCATATCTTTTGTACCACCATGTTCTAGGTACACTCTTTTTGTTACACCTAGATTAGTTTCACCACCAGGGTCTTTTGGATGGTTTACATAACCACCTTCATGGTGTAAAATTGTTTCTAAGCATTTGTCATAATTTGCTTGCATTTATTTACCTCTTGTTATCTGTAAAAATTTTTCTATTTGTGCCTTGATAATTGGCGTTCTATTTGGCCAATGTATGTAAGGTTCATCACTCTTCATAAGATTATATAAGAAAGGCAATATTAACTTCTCTGCCTCTTTAAATCTTTTTGTTACATCTTCACTTTCTAATACTTCCGTTACCTTATCTTTTTCAGCCACAATTTGCATGATTTCATTCATCATACTTTTAATATCGCCTACATCCGATTTAACTTTAGCAATCTCTAAACCATTTGCTTGCACAGCTGACATATCAACATCAACTTTTGTTTCTGTCTGTTCAGGTGCCTTACTAACTGGTGTAAAACCCCAATCTTGGTCAAGGTCATACTCTCGTAAATAATCTGGTATATCTTTTGCCATTACTTTTTACCTTGTTGTCTTTTTCGGTGTTTCTCTACCACTTGTTGTGTCTTTACTTCTTTTATAGACCTTTTTCTATGTTGTTGTGCTAATTCACTAGTAGGGTGTGCTTCAGCAATTCTTGATAAATTGTCTTTCCACCCACCATCATTTTTCATATTAACACCCATAACACCACTTGATATATTTATAGTTGTAAGTTTCTGTTCTATGTGTTTATTCTTTTTTAGAAAAGATTCCTTTTCTGCAATAGACATCATATCATCATACACTTTACCTGTCTTCTTATTCTCAAAGGTGTATATTGGCATTACTATCCTTTAAATGGGTCTTTGTGTGTGAAGTGTTTACTTATTACTTCTAATTGTTCCTCATAGTGAGCAATCTCTTTTAATTCTTTTTCGATTGTTTCTATGTGGTCAGGATGACTAGCAACACCAACTGGTTGTTGTAGAAAAACCTCTACATTGGATTTATGCTTTGCTATATGTCCTTCGGCATGTTTCTTAATTGCCTCTATTATTTGTTCACGCATTTTCTTTTACTCCTTCTTTGTACCATTCTGGTATTTTTGCTGGACTTTTCCAAGTCGCAAATCTTCTTTTCTCCATAATATAATACTTTCGGTAACTGCCTACTGCGTCACCTGGTATTTTACAATAATCAGGCATTGCTGGTTTAGGGTCAGTTGCAATCACATTATATTTAGCATTTTTTGGTGGATGTTTTAATATCTCACCTAGTTTGTCAATAGTCAAATGATTTTTTGTATGATTGTATCTCTTCTTGTATTCTTCATTAAGAGCCATCATATGTTTGTATAACCACATGTAATTATATGCCGACTCAAACAACCATATTGTACTAGGGTGTTTTACCCAACCTGCTTTGTATAGCAATGGTTCTAAATTAGGATTAGGGTGTGTCCATCTTTTAATCTTACGACCATTTTTAGTCTTGTCGTAATATTCTGTACCGTCCATAACTCTATGACATGTTGATAGAAGTTGTGCTGATTCTAAAATCATCTTTACAACATGTTTATCAATCATTTGTTCAGCAGCTCTTACTGGATGTTTATCTACATAAAATACATTCATTAATTTATAGTCTTTCTAAAATAGTCATCACGACCATACATTTTACATAATTTAGAGAACACACCAAACCAATAGTTCTTTGACCAATCTGTCATTGATTCTCTACAAGCTGTTTCTGCGTTCTTTATTCTTCTATCTTTTAAACTTTCTGTAATCATAACTTCATTATATAACATTTATTTGTCTTTGGCAACCGTCGGTAACTCATTCCACTCCATTATTTGGTCTAATTTAAGTCTTATTTCATCAGGATCCAGACCTAATTTCTTTATTTCCTCTGTTCCCATGTTTCTAAAAAACTCCTCATAGTCACGATTCTTTAAATCATGTTGACCTAATTTTTTAAAAAAGTCTTTATAAACTTTGTTGTTATCTCTGACTCTTTTCGCTCTAGCTTTTGCGTTAGTAGCCTCTTTTTGGTAATCTTTTTGGATTTTGGCTTCGGTTTCTTCTTTGGCAACTGTTCTACTCCTCAATGATATGTTGGCCGCTATCAATAGTAATACAGCCAATGGGTCAAATACAAATATCAATACTATTATTACCCACCTGACAGCTTTGTCAAAATGGTCTTTTGCATTTTCACCATAAATTAATTCTGCAATATATTTAATTGGTCCTACTTCGGCCTCAATCTTATCTTGTTCTAATTTAAGAGTAGCCTTTTCAGTAGTTAGTTTTGCAATTACATCACTTGCATTGTTTATAGCAAGTGTCAATGCGTCTCTTTCTGGTTTTTGTTTTGTTCTTTCTTTTAAACCTCTAGTTACATACTCCATATCAACATATTTTTCTAATGCCTTGTCTAATAGAGTAAGTGTTTTATTTGACCTTTCTATAATTTTTTCTTGTTGGTCAATTTGTGTATCAAGTAATTCTATTTTAATATTATTAGATGATGTAGGTTGTACTTGGTCAAGGTGCGCCTTTGATAAAAAACCAAAGATACCCATAGATGTGATAAAGATTAATACTATAACTGCAAATGTTAAATATGCCTTAATGGCTCTTGGTACAAGTTTATTGCGCCAATTATTATACAACCATGAGGCGGCAACTAATTTACCAACCTCTAATGCACTACCCATAGCAATGATAGGTATTACTGCACCTGCAAATAATGTGGATAAACCTATAATAGAATAACCAGCGGCTATTACAGATATAGATATCGCACTTAAAAAAGTTATTAGTATTGTAAACATATAAGTCCTAGTCTAATTTGGGTATATCGTATTCTTCTCTTAACTTCTTAATAATACTTCTTAACTTTGGAAAGTATTTTTTATCAGCTGCATAAGCACCAAGTGTTTCAACATATTGTAAAGAATCTTCTATACCGTTATCTCTTAATTCTCTGTACTTATCATAAGCACTACCATTATTTATGATATCTATATAATGTTGTACACTATCACATTCATGCATATAAACTCTTACACCCCACTTTTTAGGATTGTTAGAAGGCAACATATGTGGCTCTCTTAAATCATATGTACGAACACCAAATAAGTTTTTACCCTCTAATGCAAATCTACTATTACCCCAACCACTCTCTAAAGCAGCCTGAGCCAATAATATTTCAAAGTTTACAGGATAAATGTCTGTTGTGGTATTGTAAATATAATTAACACATTCACCTACACTATTAATAAATGTTTGATTATTTTCTCTTTCAAAATCTGGTTTAGTGTAAGTTGAAATAGCTTCTAAAGTTTCAACAACTTGTTCTACTTCTTTTTCAAGTAAGTTTGCTTGTGTTTCTTCTTTTTCTGCTGATACAGTATACCACACACCACCAACAAACAAAATGACCGTTACAGCCATTAATGTTTGGAGTATTGTTTTGATTTTTGATATCATGTTACGCCCTTTTTATAATGATGTAATCATAACTTGATATAGATTCAGGCTCGTTCTCGCCGTATTCTGACCAAGTACCAATCTCTATGTTTTTATTCTTCTTTTGAAAGAAAGTTAAACTTGGATTGTCCATGTACTTTGACATGTTCTTAAATATCTTTTCAGATTGTTTTTCTGTAAAGTTATTCATTACATCTGTTGCCCAATTACCAGTATAGTAAGTCATCTTCTTATCATTACCATTCATAAAGTAATCTAGCTTTTTGGGGACACCACTAATCACATTCTTTAGATAGTGGTCTAGTTCTTTTGATTTTCTCGCTTGTGCCATAATATAGTTTTCCTCTCTTGTGTTATAGTCCTTTGATTAAGAATTTCTCAATCACATTTTTGGTAGGTATTACAGTTGTATTACCACCATCTGATAATTCACCATGCTCATCATAGTTATAATCAGACATTAATACATGTACATTTTTGTCTTGCTTTACTAGCCAACCAGTTGATACACAAATAGCAGGTTGAGATTTTTGTATCTCTTTTAGAGTACGCCAACCTGAATCACTTTGAATATCCTCCCAATACACCATATAAAAATCAAATGTAAATGGTATAGCAGGTAAAGTATCTGACTTTTTAATTGTTCTTCTTTTAACTTTTGCCACCGATTTCCTCTTTGTACATTTCTTCAGCTTTCATTTGTAATTCTTTAGCAATACTTTCTAAAATATTAGGCAAGTGTTTTTCAATAACACTTGTCATTTCTAAAGAAAATTGATATGCAAGTTTAGCCATTTCTGCCTCTAATACTGACATGTCAACACCATTACCACTTATGTTTTCTTTAATAACATGAGCGATAACAGCTTTGTTATACTCGTCTGCGTTTGCTACTTTCGCTAGACTAGTTAAACCAAACCATAAAATGGCGTTGGCTATAATAACTGTTAGAACAAACTTTTTCATAATATATCCTTTCTCAATATTTATTGGTATATAATACACTAAAAGTCAGCTAAAGTCAAGCGTTTTTTACGCTTTTTTGATGTTTTTTATGTTGATTTTACTTGCTTTTTAGGCTGCGACACCTATGACCAGCTATTCTGGTCGTGCAAATTTGTCATTCCAACCAAAAGCTTCTTTAACCACAGATTCGGTAAGACCTTTATACATCTTATTCAATGATTTATTCTTCATTCCTAATAGTATTTGAGCCTCGTCTTGGTGTAAACCCTCTAACATCTGAATAAACATAGTTTCTTTTTGAGTTTTAGTTGTAGCTTGGTCTGCACCTTTGACAAAATGCCAAAGTCTCTTTGCTTCATTTCGCAATAAACCGTGTTCAGTACCGATTGGTGCCTCATTCTTCATAAATGGTGGGTCGCCTACTGGTAAATCCCATATGATTGCTGGGTCAAATGCACCTTTTAACACTTGTTTAAGTGGAGCACTTGCGTTCTCTTTGAGAATTGCAATCTTTTTAGGTTTGTCTTTTGCGTTGTTGATTTTTTTTAGAATCTCTGACATGAGTTGAACATTCTCACCAATACCTGCTGTATTTTGTGATTGTTTCATCATTGCCGGATTCATTAAATTTGGATTTCTTGTTATTTCAGCCATAATTTCTCCTTCAATTCAGTTATATCTATTTATACGACACATAGACCACAAATACCAATGCCATAACAAACATTGTTATCAGTACATGATTGCCTAAATTCCATGCACTTTTACCTACTGTATTTGGATTTTTAGGGTCTATAAAATTTTTCATGTAAAATTTCTTTTTTTGTACCACTCGTAATATGATTTATCAGTAAAAATCTCTGCAATCTCGGCTGCTGGTACTTGGTCTGATTTTATACATGTTTCTAATGATTCATACTCGTAGGTATCTACCTTTCGAGTCATTTTTTTATCTTTATTTGCTTCTGCCAATGTTCTTACAACTCTATCTTGTTTAGCAATTGTCATCTGGTGGTCCTTTATCATTCTCGTCTCTATGGTTACTATCTAAATTTGTTAGTAAAAACCATAATACTACTATTGATATTGGTATGCCTATAAAAAATAAACCTTGCATTAAAACTTTCTGACTATATGTCTTCTTAAAGCTCTAGTCAATTCTTCCATTTTATCTATAATAGCAATCAAACTAGGGTCTGTAATATAATTTCTTTGTTCTTTTAATTTGTCGTATTCTTTTAATGGAATCTGTACCATCGGACTTGGTGGTTGATGTTCGTTTTCCATTGTAGCGTCAAGCGCTCTTTGTTTTTCTTCACTATCTGTCATAAAAACCTTTGGTTAACCTAAAATGAAAACAGGGGCTTTAAGGGCCCCTGTCTCCTGATTTTTAAATTATGCTGAGTAAGCTACTTGCTTACCAAATACAGCGTTCATACCGTTAATCAAAATTGCTTTTGATGGTGTACCAACTCTGTATGAAACACCAGCAGCTGACCTATTTTCATAAATCATCATGCCTTCGTTTCTTAATTTACCAACCATTGCAGCTGGTGATTTAAGGTCAAATGTGTTTCTTAATGTTTTCCAAGAAACATCTTTACCTGTTGCGAAAAGGTTTCTTACCTTTGTCGTTTTAGAAGTTTTAGCTCTAGCCATATCTTCATCTCCTTTTGTGTTAAATAAAAATTTAAACATAATTGTTTAAACTCCTTTCTTGTTTTAAGTTTAAAGTGCTCCCACTATTGCTAGGCAAAGCGTATTGTAATAGTTTGACTAGCGAATTCATTTATCTTCCGGGTCAAAGTCAGGTGTAAAATGTATATCAGCCATATCTGATAAATCTCTAACTTCGTCCTCTACATCTTTTGACAATGGTTTATGAGGTTTGTGTTTTATATCTAACACTTTTGAATAATCTAATCTAGCAGATTTATTATTACCTCTTGTATTTAAAGTTACCATTGTGTCTGTTAATTGTTGTGCTGGGTGCTTCTTATTAAAGTCTCTATAAACTAGACCTCTGATTGCGTCTATAACTAGAGCAAGGTCAGCTGTAAAGGTCATTGTATTAGTTCTTATTCCCATATTTACAAATTTATCTAATAATTGATATGCAATATCATCAACATTTCCTTCAACAAACTCTTTAGTTTGTTCCTCAACTAAGCGACTATGCTCCTTTGGGTCAACTGGATGTGAGACTCTTTGTTTGTCTTTAATCCTGTTGGTTGGAAATAGTATAATATTATCTTTATCATTCACCAATTAACTCTCCCTTAAAATTTACTTTTTTTTGGTCAGCAAAATGTTCTACTAACTGATTATAACCACCAATTAACTCGCCATCTATTTTGATTTGAGGCATAGTTCTAACATTCTTACCGATATCTTCAATAAGTTTACTAGGGTCAGAACCAAAGTCTTTCTCTAAAGTTTTCTCTTCGTATTCAAGGCCAAGATTTTTAAGCAATGCTTTGGCCTTGCTACAAAAGACACAATTGTTTTTACTATAAACTGTTATTGTCATCTTTCTTCTTCTTTAAGTTATCCCATGCTTTTTGACTCTCACCATTTAAGTTATAAGCGTCAACGGCTTGTTCAATAGTGTAATTAAACATCTTATTGTACTCGCCAAGAGGCAATCTCATACCAATCCATGTTCTATAATAACCATTTTTAGTTAATGTTACATCTTGAGCAAAGATTTCGTAGCCTCTAACAGGTGTATTTGTAATAGTATTAACAATAATACTTTCAACCTCTGTTACCACGGTTTTAGTTTCTGTTTTACCAAGTTCTTTAATGAATTGTTTTGATTCTTTATTCATTTCACCCTTGATAATATCTGCCAATTCAGATTTAGCCATCATTTTAGCTTTCTCTATTGACAATTGTAAATCAGGCGATACTGCTGTCG